TCCTCTTACGTCTGTACCATATTGATGATTAAAGACATCTTCTCCAGTAGTACCCTTATTAACTAAATCCACATATTTAGCGGCACTACCTTTCGAAAAGGCTAGTGAGTATTTATCTTTACTCTTGATAAATTTAACGAATTCTTCGAACAGAGGATGATTCTTACAATTTTCTAATATTGACAGACTTCTAATGCTATAATAATCCTGTCCATCAATTTTGAAATCCTCGAAATTCGTAAAACGCTCTTGATAACATAACCTGTTTAAAGCTCGATAAACAGGATATATACCACCAATGTGACCTTTACTATCCATGTAATCTACATGGTAAAGCTTTTGTAAATAAATACAATGATCTTTAGCTCTTCTACTCTTTTGTAAATTGAGATTTAAAGAGGCATCTTTAAATTGTAAATATAATCTATTTTCATTTTCTTCCTCTGTAGCTATTACTCCGTCATCACCTTGGACTTGTATGTTAAGAGTATTAACAACACCAGATGACATAGCTACTAGATATTGAATAATAGAATCAACTTCATTGGTAAAAGTTGAGCCAGATGGAACACCGTGTTCTCCTTTAAATACTCCAGATGGTGTCAGTAAACCAATAGATTTAGTCCTATCAAAGATATAATCTATCTCCCTACCATATAATTTCTGGAATTCATTCTTAATTTTAATAAAGGCATATTCCATTAGCTTAGTTGATATGCTCGCGTCATAAGCACTAAAATCAACAGATATAATTAGTAAATCTTCTTTCCTAGCACGATTAATTAATTCACTAATTCTTTTGTCCACTTCTTCTGGTCCGACAATAGCTGATCTCCAAATTTGAGTTTTCTGATATTCTAAAAGGGGTTTATAATATCTCATTTCATTTAGAGTGTCAGCTATAGGATAACCCCAGACATTTCTAGTTTTACCTCCTTCTTGGGTACGAGTGAATAGTACGCAAGGGTCTTTACGACTAAGTAATTCATCAAGTTGAGCAATAACGCTATCTTTAACAAATTTCTTCTTTCTCATGAAAGGTAATCCTGAACTGGTGCTAGATTTAAGCAGAGTCGCTGCGGTAGTTATCTTAATTGGTCTTAAAGTTCCTTCACCCTTAAGTAAACTTTGAGGAATTTTGATTCTGCAAGTTTTGTTCGAATAATAATCTTTAATATCAGTAATTCTTTGTTTCCAAGGTTTAGCTATTGATCGTGGACCGAACTTAGATTTATTTTGATATTCAAGATCAATTAAAGTACTATTAAGACGGTGTTTGTTAGATTCGAAGATTTTATTCCATTCCTCGAGAATGACACTAGGATCGATATCTTTAATTAGTGGTGTTTGAACATCGAGGTCACTACCTTTAACAATGCCATCTAAATTTGTGGTAAGCC